AGTTCAACCCTGATAGTATCTTATAGTGTATACTTATTGTAGAGATTAAAACCGCGACCTCATGAATCGCGGATAACCATATTAAAATAAGAAGTCGTCTTACTCACGTGAGGCGGCTTCTTTTTTATGGACAACGACATAGGACGTCATGCCAATAACTGAACAATGCCAAAAAAAGGCGGTAAGGTTCACCAAAGATTACCAGCCTAAAAATAAGCATACAGGCCCATACCTAACGACTATCCTTAAAAAACTACTCGAAACAGAAATCTACTCGTCCGATCCGGAAGTTAAGCGTGCCTTAAAAGATACTAAGCTAAAAGGCACGAAAGGCGTAGGGCTTATGCTGCGCCTTATTCATAACGGATTAGAAGGCGAGACGAACGCTATCAGAGAAATCCTTGATCGAATAGACGGCAAAGAGCCGGACACCGAAATAAACGTTTATACGCAAATGTGGCAGGGGGCATGTGTCAAATCAGAAAAAGTCGATAACAGCGGCAGACTTACACCAGCTTAAAGCTAAGGCGATGATGAACCTCGTCGCTTTCCGATACTGCTTATTGTCTACTGACCCGTCCGAAGTCATGCCGGCTGAATATCATTATGAGTGGTCCGATACATTACTCAACGGCAAGCGCAATACAGCTATTGAAGGCTTCCGTGAATCCGCTAAGACGCAGTATGTTCTCCGTTCGTTTCTGCTCTATTGTCTTACCTTCCCCTCGAAAGAGCGCGATTACATAGTCCTGATTAAGAATAACGCTACTCTTGCCGGCGCCAAACTAAGGGAGATCGAGCGTGAATACAATTCAAACCCTATTCTGTCAGCAAACAAAATCAAGATACATGAAGAATCGGCTGGTGTATTTGCTATTGATGTTACGGACGTGCATGGCCAAACGATCTGCGTGCGCATTGAAGCCTATGGCAAAGGCGCTTCCATTCGTGGGTTAGCGAATATAGACCGCAGGCCTAAAGTCGTTATCATAGACGATCCCCAGGACGTTGAGGACGCGCAGTCTGAGACAGTAACCGAGAATGACTGGAACTGGTTTTTGTCAGATGTCATGTTCTTAGGGCAGAATACGCGACTGTTCTTAATCGGCAATAACTTGGGTGAGCGCTGCATTATAGAACGCGTAATGGCCAACGCTAAAGAGCTGAACTTCGACTTCCATAAGGTGCCTATCATATCTAACGGCGTAAGCTCCTGGCCCGCCAAATACACAATTCAGTCTATCGAGCAGTCGAAAGAGGACTTCCGCATACTCGGCAAGCTCGATATATGGTTCAGAGAGAAGATGTGCGAGGCCATAAGTGATGAGACGCGCACGTTCAGGCGTGAGGATTTCAGATACTATTCGAATACGCTTATCAATGAGCTGGCTAAGAAGTGCAACATATTCATCTGCGTTGACCTGGCTATAAGCGAGAAGTTATCAGCCGATTTTACCGCAATTCCCGTTATTGGTATCAACAGCGAGAATCATTGGTTCATTCTCGATTGCGTGTATGGCCGGTTCGATCCCTCACAGACAATAGACCATATATTCAACCTGGTGAAACGGTGGAAGCCAAAAATGGTGGGAATCGAAAAAGTGGCTTATCAGCGCGCCCTGATACACTTCATTGCAAAGGAGATGCCAGCCAGGGACACGTTCTTCGCTATAAAGGAGCTGGAAGCCGAGAAACAGAAAGAAATGCGAATTAAGGGCCTCCAGCCGCGTTTTAGGACTAAGACGGTTTGGTTCCCGGAACACGCCCAATGGCTGACTGAAATGGAATCAGAGCTACTTATGTTCCCTAAAGGACTGCATGACGATCTGATAGACGCGCTTGCTTACCTGCCTACGTTCGGCTATCCAATGGACAAGGCAGAATTAAAGAGACAGGAATACGCAGGCGCAGGCGTTGTTCTTCAATTCGCTACAAGCGGCAGCACTAACCCAACGGACCTATTAAAGATATGAAAACCCTATATTACATTATAACTACAATTTTTATTTTGAACGCCTCATTAGTTATTGCACGGGAAATTATTATAGCCATAGGCAGATAAAGATATGACGATCAATGAATACGTTGGCAAGCTGCCAATAGAAATCGAAGCCGAGATACTGAACTTAGTTGACGAATGTAAAATTACAGAGCCATACGACACAAGCTGCGACCTGACATACACTTGGTCTACCGACGGAGAGATCGTCGCTGTAATGGCATTTAAACTATATAATTTTGCCGACGGCAGGACATTACCGAGGATTCAGCACGTTATCTTCCATCCTGACTATGCCTCGAAGAAGAAGGCGCGTAGCTCATTTGCGTTCCTGCGCCGGGTGTTTGTCATGGTAGGCGAAAAAGGCTATCCTTCGATATGGGCTTATATTCAGCCGGTCCCGGTCGAGGAATACATGAAGAAAATGGCAATTAAGTTGGGCTTTACTGTTTATAGTAAAGATAATGAGGGGGAGTATTTATCCCTTAATTTAAAATAATGGATAAACAGCTTACTGTTCATCAAAAATGGATCGAAAATCATAAAGAGCAATGGCAAGAGTATTGTAAAAAATATAGAGAAGATAACAGGGACTATTATAGACGATACAGTAAAAGGTATTATGCAGAAAATCAGGACAAGTGTAGAGGATATTATCATGATAACAAGGAATATAAACTTCAGCTCAACCATGATTGGAAACAGCGAAACAAGAAGGGTATAAAGGATTGGTCAAAACAATATTACGAAGCTAACAGGGAAAAGTTATTAAAGGGTGGTAAAGCATGGAGAACAAACAATAAAGAAAGAATGGAAAATTTACAGAAAGCATGGGGCAAAACAGAAAAAGGACGATTATCCCACAAGAGGACTTGGGCATTACGTAGGACAAGGGAGAAAGATTTAGATATCGCTGTAATTCAGCGTGTGTATGAGGACAACATTAAGAAATACGGCACATTAACTTGCTATCTTTGCGAATTACCTGTTCCATTTAAGAAAGACCATCTTGAACATAAGATACCGTTATCTCGAGGTGGAACGAATGAATATAATAATCTGGCAATAGCATGCCAGCATTGTAACTGTAAAAAACATAATAAGACGGTAGACGAGTTTCTAACCTACCTAACAAAAGAAAGGAATTTTTAGCCTATGTGCGGGGGGAAGCCAGCCGATCCAACACCACCACCAGTTCAACCTCTACCAAGTCCGATACCTATGCCTATACCTTCTGACGTGAGTCCACAATCTACTGCAGGACAAAGACGTGCGCAAATTAGCGCCCTAAAATGGGGAGCCACCAGCACTATTAAAACATCTCCCGGAGGCATAACTGGTGCAGGTCCCGATTTATCGAGTAGTAATGTGCAGGGAACGCAGAAGAAAACTTTAGGGAGTTAACATGGCACAAGCAACTTTAGGTGTATCAGCCGCAAGTAAGCCAGTAGCGCCTGGCAAGTTTCAGGACACCACTCTTGATCGCTGGTCCTTCAATAAGCGCGGACTTGCACTCCGTAACGAAGGTATGCTCTGGTATCCTACTTGGATGGAGATAGCAGATAATGAAAACCCTACTCGTGGGTTCTTCTATGAGAAGCGCCCGAATGTAGGCGAGAAGATAAATCATAAGACTCTACTCAATTCCGTGGCAGAGGACGATTTCGATACGTTGGCGTCCGGCATGATATCCGGCCTCACATCACCATCCCGGCCCTGGTTCAAGCCTGAAATAGATGATACAGATCTTATGGAGTTTACGCCTGTTAAGATATGGCTCGATAAGATTCAGAAGATAATGTTCGATATCTACGCTAAGTCAAACGTCTATGGCGCTCTCTACACGATATACAACGAGGTCGGTTCGTTCTGCACAGCTTGTGCGTTACTCGAAGATGATTACAGAGATATTATAAGAATGAGGGCCTACACGATAGGCGAGTATTATCTTGGTTGCGATCAGACAGGGCGCGTCAACGCTTTCTTTAGGCGCTTTTGGATGACAGTAGCGCAGATCATTGAGAAGTTCGGCAAAGGTAACGCCACGCCTGCCACGATACAATCATTCATGAATCAGTCTCCGGACACGTGGAATGTTGTTAACCACTTAATCGAAGTCAACGATGACCGCATAGACAAGTATAAAGACTTTATGAATATGCCGTTTAGGTCTATCTACTGGCAGGATGGCGCGCAGCCTATGTCGTATCTTAAACTCGGCGGCTATGAGGAATTTCCTATTCTTGCGCCACGCTGGGCTACAACGACCACAGCTGATACTTACGGCAAAGGGCCTGGCTGGAAGGCTTTGGGCGACGCTCGTATGGCACAGAAGCTCGAATCAGACCTCTTAATAGCCATAGCTAAGTCAATTAGACCTCCTTTACAGGCTGACGCTTCTGTTCAAGGGGATCCGAATGTTGCGCCAGATGGCGTAACCCGGTCAAGTTCACTCGTTCCTAATGCCGGAGTGAGAGCAGTCTATCAGGTCCAGCTCGACTTAAACGCTGTTATAAACAAGATAGCTAAGACCGAAGCCTCTATACATCGTAAAACGTTCGCTGACCTATTCAAGATGATGTTAGACGCAGAGCGCACCGGACAGCCAGTTACAGCCGAGCAGATAATCGAAGAAAAAAATGAGAAGATGTCTATGCTTGGCCCGGTCCTCGAAAGGCTTGAAACAGAATTACTCGATCCTATGAATGACAGGACATACAACATAGCCTTGCGTATGGGCCTTATTCCCCCGCCGCCTAAAGAAATTCAGGGTATGCCGATTAAGATGAAATACATATCTGTCCTGGCGCAGGCTCAAAGGATGATAGGCATACAGACAATAGACGAATGGGTTGTCGGCGTGGGTAATCTCGCTAATGCTACACAAGACCCTTCCGTTTGGGATATCGTCAATAAAGACGAGGTATCAACCGAGAAGGGCGAGAGGCTTGGAGTGCCGGCTAAGATAATGAATGACCCTGACGCAAGAGCTGCTATCCGTAAGGCAAGAGCGCAGATACAGGCTCAACAGCAAAAGATACAGGCTGCTGACGCTGCTGCTTCAATAGCACAGAAGGCTTCGATCGCGGCTAAGAACGCTGGCACAACGCCGGTCGGCCCACAAGGTGAGAACGGTGGCGCGAGTGCGCTCGATGGTATTCTAAAGGGTATGCAGGGAGGCGGTCAATAATGAAATGGAAGATCAGGGTCTTTAACCTTTTCCCATATAGTTATAAGGACAATGCTTCTATGGAAATTGAAAAGGATATTAACGACTTCTTAACGACTATCAATTCAAGTGAAGTCATGGTCAAGGTGTATAGCAGTATAGTAATGATTTTTTATAAAGAAGGATAATAACAAAGGAGCAATACGATGAAGTATAAGATTGGTGAAAAAATAAGGGAAGGGAAAAAGACTTTTGTTTGTGTCGGAATGGGAGTTGCACGAAAGAAAATGAAAAAGGTTTTAGCGTTATTGGTAATAGGATTGCTTTTAGCGTCAAGCGCGTTTGCGGCGCCGGCCACGGTTACGTCGACCACTTACGGCAGTTATATCACGGGCGGTGTTGATGAAACTCTTATCTACGCTGGACTTATAAGAGTAAAGACCGTCTCATTCGTTCCTTACGCTACGACCGACATAGCATATTTTAAAGAGGGCGCTGTAAGCCATTCGGCTTTCATGATGAAGAACGCAGGCACGTCAAACGCTCCAGGTTGCTATATGTATTTCGGTGAAGTAGGAGCGGAGTTTAATTATCTATCAGTAACACTTACCGACGCAAGGGATATTGTTTATATCTATAATAAATAATGGATGAGAACGAGAAGCTTTTAAAGATAGAGCAAGACGCGGATAAGTTAAACGAAGCCGCAAAGAAGGAAGCTAAACGCATTTATGATCGTCGGATAGATGACCTTAGATACATTCTATCCAAAGAGCAAGGTAGGCGATATCTATGGTGGCTATTTGGCGAGTGCGGAACGTTCAGAAGCCCGAATATTCCAGGAGACACTAACCAAACCTATATCAACATAGGCAAGTCGGATATAGGGTTAGCCATGCTTGCCGACATACAAGAGGCAGGGCCTAACCTTTACCAGATGATGAGAAAAGAATGTATGGAAGTGATTTTAAAGAAAAGCAAAAAAGGAGATGAGTAATGGATCCAGTAACGCCTGTAGTAACTGAAACACCTGTAGTAAATGCAACACCCGTAGTAGACCCGAAGGTAGTAGCACCAGTAGAGCCAGCTAGCGTTCTAGACGCCGCAGTTGACCCTGCAAAGGTAGCGCAAGAGGCAGAGAACAAGCGGATTCTTGAAGCTGATGAAAAGACTTTGAACGACGCGGATAAAACAAAGCGCGC